CGCCAGTATTAAATGTATCATTAGAACCACTATCGGCTGCTAATGTAAAGTTTGTGGCTATATTGTTTGTTGTTACCGCAGTTACTAAACCTTTAGCGTTTACTGTTATGGCAGGTATGGCTGTAGCACTACCAAAAGAGCCTACATTAGAATTTACTGTGTCTAAGGTTGTGGTAATCGTGGTATTGCCTAGATTGGTCATGGTGGCACTACCATCTACATCACCATCTATAGTTATAGTAGGATCATTGACATTAAAGTCTAAAGTACCATCTCCGTCTTCATAAGTGACCGCTATGCCTGACTCTGTATTAGAGCCTACCATTGCCCCTATTATGTCTTGTATGCGTTCTGCGTTAAGGGTTACGTCTCCGCTAGATACTGTAAAGTCTGTTCCATCAAAAGTAGCTACACCTGCATTAGTTTCTGTTGCTAATTCTGCAGATAAAGTTGCTGTGCTTCCTTCACCTTGTGTATGAGATACGTCCAGTCCTTCACCAACTGCTATTTCTAATAAGTAGTTACCGACTGTATCTGTACCTAATGCTACTGAGTTAGCTTGTATCGTAGCTGCAAAAGATACATCACCTAAGTTTGTTACAGTTCCGCTTCCTGTTACATCTCCTGTAAGTGTTATATCAAAATCAGCAACATCAAAATCTAATGTGCCATCTCCATCTTGGTAGGTTACTGCAATACCATTTTCAGTATTGCTTGTAGTCATAGCACCTACAATGTCTTGTATTCTTTCAGCTACTAAAGTTACTGCACCTGAACTTACTGAGAAGTCTGTACTGTCAAAAGAAGCCACACCTTTATTGCTTGCTGTTGCATCTTCTGCAGAGAATGTAACTGTACCGCTTGATTCTGCTACGTCTAAGCCTTCTCCTGCTGCATAAACTACAGTACCGCCTAATGCTATAGCTGTTGTATTGCTACCATCTGAAACTGTTATAGAGGAGTTAGCTAGCTTGCCATTAGCAATAGAGCCTGCAAGCATATCGTTTGTAATAACACCTGATCCGATAACTAGGTCAATCGTACCATCACTATCTTCATAGCTTACAGTTATGCCTGTTTCAGTGTTGGAACTGAACATTGCGCCGACTGTATCTTGTACAACCTCTGTCAGATCAATGTTAGAAGTACCATCAAAACTTACACCATGAATAGTACGTGCTGTTGCTAAGGCGGTAGCTGTACCTGCCAAACCTGTTGTGTCTTGATTAAGCGTTCCAATTACTAGATCAATAGTTCCATCGCCATCTTGGTAAGTAACGGTTATATTTGTTTCAGTATTAGAACTGAACATTGCACCTACGATATCTTGAACATATTCTGTGTTAAGACCTACCGTAACTGCTGCTGATTCAGAACCACTATTAGCAACGTCTATACCGCTATTTGCAGCACCTAAAGTTGCAAGGTAATTACCAGTAGTGTCTGTGCCTAAAGCTACAGAATTCGCAACTATGGTGGCTGTAAGCGTACCATTGGCTAAAGCGGTGAGGGTCACAGAACCACTTAGATCGCCTGCTAAAGTAATAGTTGGAGATTTATTAATAGTAGTACCTGATGAAATGTCTCCACCATTAATATCAACTGTATTTAGAACAGGAGCAGTTAGTGTTTTGTTGGTGAGTGTCTGCGACCCAGAGAGTGTTGTGACAGTGCTATCTATAGCAAAGGTGACTGCATTACCGCTACCTGTTGTATCTATACCTGTACCGCCAGTAAAGGTCATAGTTTCGCTGTCTAAATCTATACTTAAAGCACCACCTGAGTCTCCTTGAAAGTCAAAGTCTTGTGCTGTTATCTGTGCATCTACATATGCTTTGATTGATTGTTGTGTGGCTAGTTTGACATTACTGTTACTGCCTAAGTTATCTTCGTCTAATATTCCTGTGACTGTTGCACCACCTGCTGTAAATAGTAAGCCTTTTAATTTAGTGCTTAATGATGTTGCGTTGCTTGAAGTTGTAGCAAGCCATCTAGCATTGGCATGGTCATATATAATCGTAGAGCCTGCATCACTAGAGCCTACTGTTTCTTCATCTGTTGTTCTTCCTAATAATGTTGCTGCACCTGCTAGACCTTGTGTTCCTACAGTTATGACACTAATTGCATCTCCGTCAGTTACGACAACTTTATTTATGGTATTGGTATTGGAGGTTGTAACCTTTGATATAGCCATTATCTGCTAATGTTCCTCCTGATTGTATAAGTGCCTTCTAAGATGCGATATACCCTAGATGAACCATCTACTACTTCTAAGTCAAAAACTCCGTCTCCTGCTGTTAAATTAGCTGTATCTGCTGCTGATATGGATAGGGTTACTGTTCCTGCTGAACCGCCTAGTGCGATTCTACTGTTTGCTGTTGTGAGTGTGAGAACTTCTGATGAACTTTCAGGTGTTTCTCTTAAGTCCATTTCTGCTGACGTGTAGCCAGTTAGATTGATTACTGTATCGCTAGAATCCTTTAATGTCAGAGTCTGACCAAAGGTCGCTCCCTGCTCTATGATGAAATGATGATAACCTGCACTCATATGTGTTCCCTTTAATTTGCATGGTATCTACCATCATTAGCATCTGCTGAATTAATAATATCACTTTAGAATGTGTTGAGCATTAAAAAGTAATCGGGGTATAAGTTAAGAAGCCTTTTTCTTAGTTGTTCTTTTTTTCTTAGTAGTCTTTGGTGCTTCTCCACCTTCCCACGCTTCATTTACGTCAGGTGTACTAGGATCATCTCCTTGTAATTGTCCTTTGTCGTTTCTTGCTCTTACAGGCTCGCCTGCTTCTTCTCCGCCTTTAGAAACTTTAACTTCCATTGCCCAACCATTCTCAATGAATGTAGACATAATATCTTCTTGCCAACCTTCTTTGGCATCTACTACTTCATCTACTTGGTATAACTTTATGTCTGTACCATCTTTATTAGATGATGCAGGTTTAGGTACTAAAATTTTATATGTCTTTGACATTTATTTCTCCCTTAAGGTAGTGGGGGCATACACCCCCACATTCCTAGCTTAATTAAGCGTTATGCGCTGTAAAAGCGTTGTCGCCACTATGTCTAGCACCACTTCTCACAACCATTGCACCAATAGGTGTTCCGTTGGAGTGTGTTCCAGTCTTAGCGAGTACAACTCTTATATATCTGCTATTTCCGACATATTCAACACGGAAAACTCCGCCTGCTGTGTCAGGATTACCGCCTGCTGTACCATCTAATTTTAAGAAGATACCGCCTGCAGCTATAGTTCCATCTACGATGCCTGCTTGTGCAACATCAGTAAAAGTTGAGTTGTCATCAGATTCCTCTAATGAAATTTCAAAATATACTGAACTAGATAGAGTGTCACCTTCTGCACCTACGTCAACTAGCACTGTAGCTTTTTCGTAGCCTTGAAGATCAACACCTGTTCCATTAGCTCCTGCAGTTTTAACCGCATTGATGATAGAAACAGCAGGATTAATATTATTTGATAGGTCTTGCATAATTTACTCCTTTTACGCTGATACTTTTTGTTTAACAACAGCTTCAGCTTGAATGACCTGTCCACCAACTCTACATCTAGCAATGTATCTAACATTACCTGAAGTAGCTTGTGTGAAAGGGTCTCTCGTAACAGCTAAAGCAACTCTGTCTACAATCATGTAGGCTCTTCTGAAGTCACCAAACAATACAGGATAAGTTCCTGCACCAACGTCTGGCATATCAGTAGCTTCTACATAAGGGTAGCCTAATATAGTATTAGGAACACCTGCTTGTAGAGACATACCTGCTTGGAATACATATTGTCCTGCAGTATCTTTTAGCTTTCTGATAGCTGATAAAGTTCCTCTGTTAAAAACAAAAGAACCATTTCTGCCATACTCAGATTTGATGCTGTGAACTAATGTGATCAGACCATCAGCTAGTAATGTACTAGCATGACCTGAATTAGATTCGCCAACACTGCTATTAGTTAATAAACCTTCAGGTTTACCAACAGAGTTACCGCTAACAAATGCAGTACCTTCAGCTTTTGCAAATTGCTCTGCGAATTCTGATTGCATTTCCGACTCTAGATCAAAGACAGTATCTTCTAAGTTTTGCTCAGAAATATCTACTAAAGCGTAAAGTTCGTGTGCAGGTAGTTCCTCAAGACCTACTGTGTAACCAGTAGTTTCGGCTCTAGTCCCACTTTCTGCAACCCATGCTGCGGAGAATTGACCATCACGTTTAGGCACTTGGATTGATCTTTGTCCAGTGCTTCTTACTCTAGCTAGGGAACGAATAGGTGAGATTTCAGTTACTGTTTTCAGTAACTCTCTTACATATTCAGGTGGTGCTAGATATCCACCAGTGTTGTCATTGCTGACAGTTAATGCCTTTTTCTCTGCATCATCAAGACCTTCTAGTCCTTTTCTGCAGTAGGCTTCAAAAGCTTCAAGACCTTCATCAATTTGCTTGGCTTCTAATCCTGAGTTTGGTCTTCTCATGACCGTTTCAAGATTTTCTACCTGCTCTTTGATTCCTTCTTGAGCCTGCTTGGCTTGTGTGATCTCTTGGTTGATGTCCTCTAAACCATTCAGCTTTTCTTCAATAGCTTCAAGTTTTGACTCAACTAAAGTATCAACATTTTGCCCTTTTTCTAGTGCTTCTAACTTTTGGTCATTTGCTTTTTTAAATTCTTCAAAAGCATGACCAATTTCAGAAACAGCATTTTTTATATCTTCAGACATAATTGCTCCTTAGAGTTTGGTTATAGTTAATGTTAATTGTTTAATGGCTTCTACCATTTCTGCATTATCATCAACCTCTCGCTGAGTAAATGCTTGGTTAACAGCTTTTGCTGCAACCTTTGCTTCTGAACGAGATAAGTTGAAAGCATCACGCATTCCATTCTCCCACTCCCTTATGGATATTTCCTCTCCCTTTACCTGCCGAACCGTAGCTTTAGGGTTCATTGGGAAAGTTACAAGGCTTATCTCCATTAAGTCTACCTCTTTGATAACACGCTGCCCTTTGCGTTTATCATAAGAAACCTCTTTAGGGTTGACACGAAAGCCTATACTTAGACCATCTAATGCACCCATTTTTAATAATTCGTATGCTTCTTGTCCTGCCTGTGTTTTAAGTGCAAGTCTGCCCTTTACATACAAGCCATGTGAATCTTCTCTGATTTCATCAAATACACCAATAGGCATATCTGATTTGTGTTGATATAAAAGTTTGACACCTTTAGTGCCTCTTTCTTGTAAACTCTTTTTAAATGCACCACCTTTGATAACGTCATTACCTAAGTCTGTGTTGTTGAATACAGAACCATAGCCTTCAAATACTCCGTCATCGGACTCTGCTTTAATTTCAGACTTAACTTCTATAAAAGACTTTTCATCTTTTTCTTCTTCGTCATAGTCAGACTCTTCAGTAGGTTGTGTCATGTCTTTGCCAAACTCAATGATATAAGAGTCATCAGTTTCCTGTACTGCTCTAACGTGCTTTTCGTCATTCTGTTTAGAATCTTCGTGGGAATCGTACTCGTCTGTACGGACAGCTAAATCAGGCTCATTAGGTGTTAATTCACTGCTCATAGTGCTATCTCCAAATTTATCCCTATATATAGTATCTTAATGGTTAATCAGACACAACATCTTGTTCATCTGCATAAATAATCACACATCTACAATTTATCACATTTTTAGCACCACCTTTAGGGTCACCTGCATAACCCATAGGAGTACCACCAATTATAAAATCCTCATCCATACTTCTTGTCTGTCCGTTTGCTGATGAATGTGCAGACCTTGTTCTTAAGTCGCTAGTAGATACCCACTTCTTAATCATAGACATTCCTAAGTCTGTTTGTACTGTTTGATAGTAACTGTGGTTAGCAAAACTTGCTGCATTGTGTGTTTCTGTTCTTGCTATGGTTGCTGCTCTACCTCTTGTTATAGGTGTAACTTTGCTTGCTATATTTTGTGCGATTTGTGTAAGAGTTAGATTTTCTTCTCTGCCTTGTATAATAATTCTATTTACTCTGTTAGCTAATCTTTCTGATATACCGCTTAACACTAAAGTTCTTCCTGCATAGTAACTGTTAACTATGGCTTCAAAGTCCACGCTTCTACCCATTACAAAAACTTCATCTTG